AATTGAATTCGTAACAAAACATCTTAATAAGATAATAGCAGCAATAGGCATAACAATAGGGTTATTGGTTACTTATTATACATTAATGACAACCCTAAGGATAGCTACTTTGGCGTATAATTTTGCCCTTGATTTATATATTTTATTGAGTGGGAAAAGTATACTATTAATGCAAAAACAAGGTCTTGTATTAAAAGCATATACAGCATATCAATGGCTTGCAAATACAGCGGCGTGGGGATTTACAGCAGCGTTACTGGCTAATCCTATGACATGGATTGTTGTAGGGATAATGGCTTTAATTGCAGCTATAATATTACTTGTCAAGCATTGGGATAAAGTAAAAAAAGCAATGAGCGACTTTTTTACATGGGCATGGGAAAATATAAAGAAATTTGGAAGGTTAATGCTTGATGTTTTTTTAGCCCCTATTGTTTTAGCATTAAAATTAATGGCTAAATTAACAGGCTCAAAATATGCAGTAGAACAATTAGGCGAAATAGAAAAATTAAAGGATAAGGTTTATAACAATGATGAAAAGCCTGTTAATATTCAAAAAACAACTAATGAAGCACAGACAAGCAAATATGAAGAAATAACAAAGAATAAAATAGAAGTTGAACTGACAAACAAAACAGATAAAAAAG